GAAAGGGGCACTGCGATCCGCCAAGAATTACCACAAAGTTTCTTTCGCAAATCGACCGGAGGTTTCCGCTGTGAAAATCCGCGACCGAATCCGTGAGCTTCGCCGCGTCCCGGCGTCCGAACTGCGGCCGAACCCGAAGAACTGGCGGACGCACCCACAGGCCCAGGCCGACGCTCTCAAGGGCGTCTTGGCGGAAGTCGGGATCGCCGATGCCGTCCTCGCCCGCGAGCTGGAAGACGGCTCGCTCATGCTGCTTGACGGACACCTCCGCGTCGAGACGATGGGCGATCAAGTCCTGCCGGTTCTCGTCCTCGATGTGAACGAGGCAGAAGGCGACAAGGTGCTCGCTACGCTCGACCCGCTGGCAGCGATGGCGGAATCCGACGCCGCAAAGCTCGACGCGATTCTTCGGGAAGTCGATACAGGCTCGCCGGAGTTGCAACAGATGATTTCCGACCTTGCTGAAGAAGCAGGGCTCTACAAGGAGACCTCCGATGACAGCGCCCCGGAGTCGTCAACAGAAGAAATCAACGCAGACGACTTCAACATGCAGTGCAAATGCCCGAGATGCGGATTCGAGTTTGATCCGCCGAAAGCCTGAATGTGCATGGAGCCTGGAAGACCTCAAGGCAATTCCACGCAACGGACTCCGCGTGATGTCCACGTTCGCGTGCGGCGGAGGATCGTCCATGGGCTACAAACTTGCCGGATGTGACGTGATTGCTGCGAATGACATCGACCCCGAAATGGCGTGGCACTACAAGAAGAATCTGAATCCGAAGCACTACTTCCTGTGCCCGATCAAAGACCTACTGTCCGCAGACTTGCCGCGTGAGTTGTTTTCGCTCGACATCCTTGATGGATCTCCTCCGTGCTCTACGTTCAGCACGGCTGGAAGCCGCGAGAAGACATGGGGAAAAGAAAAGCACTTCCGCGAGGGACAGGCGAAGCAGGTGCTGTCAGACCTATTCTTTGACTACCTTGACGTAGTGGAAAAGCTGCGACCTCGCGTCGCGATTGCAGAGAACGTCAAGGGAATGATTCTTGGCAATGCCAAGGGGTACACGAAGCTCGTATTGCAGCGATTTCGCGACATCGGCTATCGGCCTCAGTTGTTCATGGTGAATGCGGCAGATTGCGGCGTGCCGCAACGTCGGGAGCGGGTGTTCTTCTGCGCATTGCGAAATGACATTGCATCCGCACCGCTCAGGCTATCTCCGACTCACAGATGGATTTCGGCAGGCGAGGCCACAGCAGACATTGGAACGCTATCTGCAGAGGAGATCCACGAATCGTCAGCAGCTCCTGCCGACAGAAAGTGGTGGCCGCTCACGAGGCCAGGTGCAAGCTACAAGGAGGCAGTCAGCAAGCATGAGGGACGAGAGTCGCTGTTTCAGCACTTCAAACTTCATTGCTTGCAGCCAGCACCAACGCTTTCTGCAAATGACTCATTGTTCACGCACTGGTCAGAGTGCCGGCGTCTTACGTACATGGAATGGAAGAGGCTCGGTTCATTCCCTGATGACTATTCAGCAAAGACGGCAAAAATCGGAAAATACATGATCGGCATGAGCGTTCCGCCTCGCATGACTCAAGCCGTTGCTGAAGCGGTTATCAGCCAGTGGCTCACGTGACGCATGGCATCCGACCGCCTCAAACAAGCCGCCGAGGCGGAGAAGAAGCTCCGCGATCAGCTCAAGGCGATTCGTGAGATCCGCAAGCGGGCCGGTGCCCCGCGGTCAGACTACGAGTCACACAAGGAACGCACGGCCGCACGCCAGGCGGAGCTGTCCGAGTCCGGTCGCGACATCGGCGAACTCCCCGCAGTCGTCGATCCCGCCCGCAAGGCCGCGGCCCGCGATTCGTTCCGGCTCTTCTGCGAGACCTACCTCCCGGCGACGTTCGTCCTCGCCTGGTCGCCGGACCACCTCACCGCCATCGGCAAGATCGAAGGCGCGGTGCTACGCGGTGAGCTGTTCGCGTTCGCCATGCCCCGCGGCTCCGGCAAGACGAGCCTCGTCGAAGCAGCCGCCATGTGGGCGCTGTTCTACGGCCACAGCTCGTTCGTGGCGATTGTCGGTGCCGACGAGGAACACGCGAAGGGGATGCTCGGCTCAATCAAGGTCGAGTGCGAGAGCAACGAGCTGATCCTCGAGGACTTCCCCGAAGTAGCCTTTCCGATCGTGTCGCTCGAGCGGATCAACAACCGAGCCCGCGGGCAGCTCTACCAGGGCAAGCCGACGAACATCGAGTGGAAGGCTGAAGAGATTCAACTTCCGGCCATCCCCGGCTCGCCGGCGTCATCCGGTGCGATCAAGGTCGCTGGCATCACCGGCAAGATTCGCGGGATGTCGATCAAGCGGGCCAGCGACGGCAAGAAGGCTCGCCCGTCGCTCGTGTTGATCGACGACCCGCAGACCGCGGAATCGGCGAACAGCCCGTCGCAGGTCACGTCCCGCGAGCGAATCATCGCCGGCGACATCCTCGGCCTCGCCGGCCCTGGCAAGCGGATCGCCGGGCTTTGCACTGTCACCGTCATCCGCACCGACGACCTGGCCGACCGGCTGCTCGACCGACAGCGGCACCCATCATGGCAGGGCGAACGCACGAAGCTCGTCTACGAATGGCCGGACGCCGAAGACGCTTGGAGTCAGTACGCCGAGCTGCGGCGAGAGGGACAACGGGACGGCACCGGCACCGGCGCAGCCGACGAGTTCTACCGGCAGCGGCAGGCCGAGATGGACAAGGGCGGGCGAGTGGCGTGGGACGAACGCAAGGCTATCGGCGATCTCTCGGCGATCCAACACGCGTGGAATCTGCGGATCGACCGCGGCGAAGCAGCGTTCAATGCCGAGTTTCAGAACGCCCCGCTCGCTGACGACATCACGACCGACAAGCTTGACAAACGTCAACTCGCGCTGCGGGCGACGAACATCGCCCGCGGGATCGTGCCTGCCGGGCACACGAAGCTCACGGCGTTCGTTGACGTGCAGGACCGGCTCTTGTACTGGCTCGTCGCGTCGTGGTCGGAGTCATTCGGCGGGCACGTCGTCGCCTACGGATCGCACCCCGATCAGGGCGCGTCGTTCTTCGAGGCCGGTTCGGCCCGGAAGACGCTCGCTCTCGCCACACCCGGTGCCGGGTTCGAGGCGGCGTTACGGGCCGGGCTCGACGAGACGGCGCGGCTCCTGCTCGCCCGTGATTGGCAGCGGGAGGACGGCGTGCCGATGCGGATCTCGCAGCTCATGGTGGATGCCAACTGGGGACAGTCGACGGCGGTGGTGCGCAACTTCGCTCGGTCGTCTCCGTTCGCGGCGTCGATCCTGCCGAGCCGCGGCAAGGGCGTCGGGGCGTCCGGTACGCCGATGGGGCCGCGAAAGAATCGCGGCGACCGGGCCGGGCTGAATTGGCTTGTCGGCAAGACCGCCGAGGGGACGCAGATCGAAGCGACCTACGACACGAACTTCTGGAAGACGTTCGTGTCGGCTCGTCTGCGGCTCGGGCTCGGCGATCCGGAGGCGATCATGCTCCACGCCGGACATCACGAGATGCTGATCGAGCACCTCGTCGCCGAGTTCCCGGTCCGCGTCGAGGCCCGCGGCCGCAGCGTGGACGAGTGGAAGTCGGTCGCCCGTGAAAACCATTGGTGGGACTGTCTCGTCGGGTGTGCCGTCGCGGCGTCGATCACCGGCCTCGAGCCGGCCGCCAGCGAGGGCGGATTCCGGAAGCGGAAGAAGGTGGCGATCCCCGCCGGCCCGGACGGCAAGCGGGTGATCGTCACGAAGCGCCACAAGGCGTAGCCACACCCCCTCTCGATCCGTTGCCGTCTCCCGCATCGTGGAGGCATGAGCGACGAACTTGCCAGCAAGATCGACACCGTGGCCCAGGGGCCGAAGCGTGTCCGCACCGACGCCGGTGAGGTGGAATCGCAGTCCCTCGCCGACATGATCGAGGCGGACAAGTACCTCGCTGCCCGTGCCGCCACGGCCGCGTCGAACACCCATCGCGGTCTGCGGTTCAACAAGCTCATCCCGCCGGGGACCACCTGATGGGCTTTGCCAACCTCATCCGCACCGGCCGGTGGTCGCCTCCGAAGAAGGCGATCCAAGTCGTGCGCCCGGCCGTCCGGGCGCGGTTCGACGCCGCGCAGACGAGCGACGACTCCCGCCATTGGGCGAACGCCGACGCACTCTCGGCCAATGCCGCCCTCTCGCCCGAAGTCCGGCGAATCATCCGCAATCGTGCCCGGTACGAGCGGGCGAACAATGCCTACGTTCACGGGATCTGCGTGACGAAGTCGAACGACCTAATCGGCACCGGCCCACGGGTGCAGCTCGACACCGGATCGCCGGAGGCCGACCGAGCCATCGGCCGGGCGTTCTACGATTGGTCGTGGTCGGTCCGGCTGGCGGACAAGCTCCGCACCGCCACCGAGGCCCGCGTACTCGACGGCGAAGCGTTCGCGCTCTTCTTCACCAATCCGCGGCTCGATCCGCGTGGCGTGCAGCT